GCCGCGATGGTTTCGGGTTTGTCGCTGACGCTGGCCCTATTCCTGGTGGGCTGCTCGTCAACTGCCGTGGCTGGTACAACGGCGACGGTGCGAGCCAGTCCAACAACGGCTACACATCGCACGAAGGCGTCAAGTCCATCTCGATCGGTGGCGACTGGCGCTACAACTACGGCACGGGCTCCGGCCACGTCAACGACAACACGCAGGCGTGGAGCATTGGTGACGTGTCCGGCGCTTCCATCGGAGACAGCCCCAAGGGCGGGGGCATCAACTATGGCGCATTCGGCGCATGGACTGGTGCGGCCACGCAGTGGCTTGACACCTGCCGAGATGTGGGTTCCCTGATCGGCACCTACTCGTCTGGGGCCAGCAAGATCTATGTCCGTAACCATCGAGGTTCCGGGCAACGAATTGCCACCGAGTCTTATTAACTCGCACGGCCATCCCGGCCACCGCGTCGTAAGCGATAAGGCCGCCCACATCCAACCCGCCCCGGGAAGCCGCGGCGGGTTTTTTCATGCCTGGAGAAACCCATGCCAATCAATCAACGCCCTGACAAGCTGGGGCCTCAGCGGCGCACGATCACGATGCGCCTGGCGCCTGCAGGCGAGGCGCAGCAAGCGATCGTTGACACAGAGTCACGCACGCTTGAGCTGTGCTTTGCCACGGAGACGCCAGTCGATATGTGGTACGGCACCGAGATCCTGTCGATGGAGCCCGGCGCGATGCGCACGGGCACGCGGCAGGCCACGATGCCGATGCTCTTCAACCACGACATGGGCGACTTGCTTGGGGTGGTGGAGAAGATCTGGATCGATGCCGACAGGCGCGCTCGCGCCCTGGTGCGCTATGGCAAAGACCAGCGCGGCGACTGGGCGCTGCAGCAAACAAACGATGGTGTCCTAGTCAACGTCTCGTTCATGTATCGGGTCTTCAAGTGGATTGAAGACACCGAGACCGAGACCTACACGGCTGTTGACTGGGAACCCTACGAGATCTCGCTGGTGACCGTGCCGGCAGACCCTGTTGCCGGTGTGGGGCGTTCTGCCTCACCCGACACCGAGAACGGCGTGCAGATCGAGCTCAAGGCCCGATCTGCAGCCGATCAAACCCCGCCGGCTGAACCTGCCGCGGGCGTGCCTTCCGCGCCCGTGGCGCAACCTTCCTCAACAAACCCTTCATTGGAGTCAAACATGCCTTTGCGCAACAAATTCACTCCGCGCGAGCGGGCTCACGATGGCGACGTCGGCGGCGCTGCCGGCGGCGGCAATCCTCAACATCAGGAGGTGTTGACCCCTGAAGAAACCGTGACGGCCATCCGCAAGCTCGGTGATCGCTTCAAGCGCACCGAGCTGGCCGACATCCTGGTCGAGACCGGCGCCACCATCGAGCAGGCCCGTGCTGCCTTCATCCAGGCCACTGGCAACAACGGCGAACGTGCCATGGCATCGCCCGTGCAAGACATGTCTCAGGCCGAGCGTCGCTCGTACAGCCTGGTGCGTGCCGTGAACGCGGCTTGCAGCCAGAATTGGAAGGAGGCCGGCTTCGAGCGCGAGGTGTCTGATGAGATCTCCAAGCGCCTGCAGGCCAATCCTGATGCGCCAAAGATCAAGGGGGGCGGCAACGGTGTGCGCTTCTACGTGCCCACCGACTTGCCCTTCGCGCCGGACGACAAGCACGTGCGTGCCTGGCGTATGGCTTCGGGCATGCGTGCTGGCAATGCGCAGATCCGTGCTGCCTACCAGGTGGGCTCGGGCACTGGCGGCAACCTGGTGCAAACCTCGTTGCTGGATTCGCAGTTCATCGAGGTACTGCGCAATGCGTCCGTGGTAGCTCAGCTGGGTGCGCGCTACCTGACAGGCCTTGTCGGCCAGGTTGACATCCCTCGTCAGACAAGCCAGACCGGCACCTATTGGGTGGGCGAGTCGGGCGCCATCACCGAGGCAGAAGCCACCTTCGACAAGGTCTCGCTGCGCTTGAAGACGGTTGGCGCGCTGTCGAAGATGAGTCGCCAGATGCTGATGCAATCGACGCCGGCAATCGAAATGCTGGCTCGTGAAGATCTGCTGGCCGTGCTGGCGCTGGCGCTGGACTTGGCTGCCATCAGCGGTTCGGGCTCCAGCAATCAGCCTACCGGCATCGTCAACACATCCGGCATCGGTTCGGTGGTGGGTGGCACCAACGGCGCGAACATCACGTTCGACCACATCATCCAGATGAAGGCCCAGCCGAAGATTGCCAACGCCCCGTTGGCGAATCTGGGCTTTGCGCTCAACAGCAAGACCATCGGCTACCTGGAAACGCTGAAGTCCACCACCGGCCAGTACCTCTGGTCGAACGGCGGCGGCGTTGGCGATGGCCTGCCCACCACGCTGAAGGGCTACCCGTACGCCGAGTCTCAACAGCTGCGCTCCACGCTGACCAAGGGCACCTCTTCGGGCAACTGCTCTGAGCTGGTGTTCGGCAACTGGCGCGAGGTGCTGATTGCTGAATGGGGTGTGGTCGAGCTGATGGTCAACCCCTACGACTCCACCGGTTTTACCAACGGCGACGTGCTGATTCGCGCGCTGCAGTCGCTGGACGTTGGCCTGCGTCACCCCGCCTCGTTCGCGGTGATGTCTGACGCCCTGACCCCTGGCTTCTAAGCCCCTGCCTGACCCGGTTCGATGACTCGATCCGGGTCGCCCTCATTTTCCAAACGTCTGGAGAACCTCATGAAATTCAAGATTCGCAAGGGCTTTGTCCTGCGCCGCATCGATGCTGTGCAGCTGCCCGATGAAGACAAGGTCATCGAGCGCGAGACCGTGGCCTACAGCGGTGACACCATTGACCTGACTGCCGACCAGGCATCGGGTCACCTGCACATGCTGGAGCCTGCTGACAAGGATTCGGCCAAGTTTCTGGCTGACAAGGCCGTGCCCAGCGCTGAGCAGACGACTGCTGGCGCTGGTGGCGTGTCGCCCGACGTGGTTGCTGCTCTGGCCAAGGCCGTGCAAGACGGCATCGCCGCTGGCATGGCGGCGATGCAGGCAGCACAAGCCGCATCTGCCACGACCGATGCAGCGGCGGACACCGCACCGGTCGCGGCTGGCGGTGCCGCTGGTGGCAAGTCTGCCCCCTAAGCCATGACGGAGAACCTCGACGTCTTCATGGCGGACTTCGCGGTCACATGCACTGTGGTGGGCTTCCCCAGCTTTCTGGGCATCTTTGACATGCCCGGTGAGTTGATTGGCCTCGGCCACGGTGATGTGGTCAGCGATGCCTACACGCTGCAGGTCAAGACGGCAGACGCCCGGGCGGTGTCGCTCGCCAGCGGCTCTGTCGTCACCTTGTCGGGTGATCGCATGCCACCGGGCCTCAATGGCACGGCATTCACGGTGCGCGAGCGCCTGCCGGAAGACGACGGGGCCTTTACTCGATTCACCCTACGAAAGTGAGTGAGCTATGCCTCAGTACAAAGTGCGCCCCGGCAACAAGCTGGTGGTGACTGATCCGGATCGACCCGGTCAGACCCTCGACCTGACTGGTGGCGACACGGTCGAGCTGGAGCCCGAAGTCGCGGCGCAGTACCCGACCGCGCTGGACCTGGTGGAGTCTGCCCAGACTGCCGAACCCGGCGACGGGCAGTAAGCCATGGCCACGCTGCAAGAGCAGATCCTGGCGCGGCTGCAGGTTGTGCTGGCGGCGCTTCCTGGCGTCGCGCTGTGCGAGCGGTCCCGGCGTGATGGGGTGGACAGGGATCAGACCCCGGCTATCACCATCCGGCCAGACGTCGAGCAGGACGAGCGCTTCAGCGACACGGTGGACAAGCGCACGTTCACTGCCGTGGTGACAGTCCAGACGCGTGGACAGCCGTGGGATGTGGCCGCCGATCCCATTGTTGATGCCGCGCACAAGGCTGTCATGCGTGACCAGGTCATCAACGCCCTGGCCTTGAACGTGCGCCGAACGGCCCGCGAGCCCGAGGACGCAGCAGCCGATGCAACAGCAGGGCAATACAGCCTGCACTACCGCTTCATCTACCTGAGCCGCTTTGACGATCTGGCCGCTCAGCCCTGACACCCTTCCATTCAAAGGAACAGACCATGTACGCATTCGGTACCGGCGTCATGTGGGCCACGCCCAGCATCGACGCATTCGGCAACACGGTTGCCAATCCCACGCCCGTGCAGTTCGGCGAACTGCAGGACAGCCAGGTTGACATCAGCCGCGACCTGAAGGAGCTGATCGGCCAGAACCAGTTCCCCGTGGCCGTGGCTGTCGGCAAGGGCAAGGTCGGCATCAAGGCCAAGCTGGCGCGCATCAACGGCACGCTGATCGACACCGTGTTCTCCGGCCAGGGCTTCACCACCGGCACGCTCACCGCGATCAACAACGATACGGCCGGGGCAGCGATTCCCGCGTCGCCGTATCAGGTCACCGTCGCACCACCCAGCTCGGGCACGTTCACGCGCGATCTCGGCGTGATCGATGCGAACGGCAACCCGATGACCAAGGTCGCCAGTGCGCCTGCCACCGGCCAGTACAGCGTGACTGCTGGCGGTCAATACACCTTCGCGGCTGCTGACACCGGCAAGATGGTGTTCATCAACTACGTTTACACCCTGGCCTCGACCGGTGCCAAGGCGCTGTCCTTCCAAAACCTGCCGATGGGTCAGACGCCGATTTTTGGCATCGACCTGAGCGTCGGCTATGCAGGCAAGAAGGTCGTGTGGCGCTTCCCGAACTGCGTCAGCGGCAAGCTGACCTTCGGCACCAAGCAGGACGACTTCACGATCCTGGATCTGGACATTGCTGCTTTCGCCGACAGCACTGGCCGGGTCTTCTACGAGTACGCACCGGAGTAAGCCATGGCCAAGGAGTTTGTCACCGTCACCCTCAACGAGCAGCCCCACACCTTCCGGGCGCTCGATCTGGACCAGCTGGAGCAGCTGGAGCCTCAATTCGCCATCGTCACGGCAGCGGCGCAGCAGGGCGGCGCGCTGCCGAAGGAGGCAATTCGGGCTACGGCCGAGATCGCCGCGGCCAGCCTGCAGGCCAAGCACCCCGGCTTGTCCGTGGCCCAGGTGCGCAAGCTGATCACGGTCGCCACGGTGTCCGTCGTCATGGAGGCCGTGCGAGGCGTCAGCCAGATCGAGCCCGCCAAGGAGGGCGGCTCGGGGGAAGCCTCGGCGGGGAACCCCTGACGTTTGACGACCTCCGTGCCCACGTGTGCGCCAGTACCGGGTACACGTGGGACGAGGTCGGCAAGCTGACGATTCCCCGCCTCAAGGCGCTCATGAGGTACTGGGCGAAGCATCCGCCAGTCCACATCCTGGTGGCCGCCTACATGGGCTACAAGCCCGGCGATCAACCATCGCAGGCCGCCAGCGCGGACCTGGACGCGATGGTGTCCGAGGCCCCCTCCATCAAGGGGTTGCCGCGGTTGGACTCATCAGCCTGGGAAACCAGGCACACCGAGGAGGCCGCAAATGGCTGACGGGACCAAGCAAATTGCCTATGAGCTGACGGCTGATCACACGGCCTTTGTCAAGTCAGTCACCGAGGCCGCCACTTCGCTGACTGGCTTCACGGACAACGTGAAGAAGCAGTTTGGCTCGGTCGGCGAGGTCTTCGAGAAGATCCAGAAGCCGCTCTTGGCGATGACGGCCATCATCGGCGGGGGGGCCTTCTTCAAGGAGGCCATCAACACCACAAACAAGCTCAACGGGGAGGCCATGGGGCTCTCCAAGGCCTTGGGCATCACCGGTGAAGAGGCCGCAGCACTGCGCACTGCGCTGGGTGACATCTACACCGACAGCGACACCTACATCGGCGCCTTCCAGCAGTTTGCCAAGCAGCTCAAGAAAAACGAGGAAGGCCTGCAGGCAATGGGCCTGCAGACGCGCGACGCCAATGGCCAGCTGCGCGACAGCAACACCTTGTTTACCGAGGCGCTGCAGACTGTGGGCGCCTACAAGCCTGGCCTCGATCAGACCACGGCTGCCATGACCTTGTTCGGCAAGGGCGTGGACGACGTCATGAAGCTGCAGAAGCTGAACAACGAGGTTCTGGAGGACGCCCAAAGCAAGAACGAATTGCTGGGCATGACGCTGACCAAGGAGGGCGTCGAGGCGACCAAGGCCTACAAGGCGTCCATGAATGACGTTGGCGACGTCATGGAGGCAGTGACCAACGCGGTGGGCCAGGCGGTCATGCCGGTGTTCACGGAGCTGGGGCAGTACTTCGCTGAGACAGGCCCCTACGTGGTGGCGGTGTTCAAGGGTGCCCTGACGGGCCTTCTGGCCACCTTCCGTGCGATCCAGGGCGCCGTCAAGGTGGTGTCCGGCGTGGTGTTCGAGGCCTTCAGCACCGTCATGGATACCGCAGGGCTGCTGGGCGATGTGTTCTCGAAGCTGTTTCAGGGCGACTTTTCAGGTGCTGCTGAGTCCGCCAAGGCCGTTGGCTCACGGATCGGGCAGAGCTTCAGGAACGCCTTCATGAACTTCATGGAGGTGGGCAACGAGGCTGAGGCCAAGTTCCGCCAGGACTATGACCGCGTCTGGGGGCAGGGCACCAAGGTCGGTGCGCCAAAGGGTGGCAAGGCGACGATGGGCGACTTCGGCAAGACCAATCCGGCCGAGGGCGACAAATCGGCCATGCCTGGGTTTGAGGCTGAGCTGGAGGCCATGCGCGTGGCCATCACCAAGCAGGGCCTGCTGGAGGGGCAGTATCGCGAGCTGAGCAAGGCTGAGGAGGCCAAGTTCTGGCGCGACAAGGCCGCCATGGCGAACCTGTCCGTGGAGGACCGTGCCAAGGCCGCCAAGAAGGCGGGCGAGGCCGAAATGGCCGTGATCAAGCAGGGCTTCGATCAAAAGGTCGCCGCACTGGATGCTGAGCAGCAGCTCTATCGCAACAACATGGAGAAGAAGCTCGACATCGAGCGACAGATCCAGTCGATGTACGCCCAGGGCACCAAGGAGTACGAGCAGGCTCAGGCCAAGATCAACGAGATCCAGCGTGCGGCGGTCGAGCAGGACAAGCAGGTTCAGGACATCAAGGCGCAGTCCGTGCGTGACACCGCCCTGGCGGCCATTGCCGCGCAGGAGCAGCAGGTCCAGCGCGATCTGCAGCTGCAGGTGATCGGCCAGGAGCAATACCTGGCCATGCAGCAGCAGTTCGAAAACCGGCGCTACCAGATCAGCAACCAGGCCTTGCAGGAGCGGCTGGCTGATCTGGCGAAGGACCCTGATCGCAGCCCGCAAGAGGTTGCGCGCATTCATGCTGAGATCGAGGTGCTGGAGCAGCAGCATGCCGCCAAGATGCAGCAGATCAAGAACTCGGTGCTGACCAACGATCTGCAGCCCTTGTCGAACGTGTTCAAGGCGGCTGAGGACCAAATCGGGCAGGCCATCCAGGGCATGCTGATGAAGACCCAGTCGCTGGGTCAGAGCATGCGCAACATCTGGCGCGGCATTTCCAGCGCCATTGCTGGCGAAATCGGAAAGATCCTTGCCGCCAAGTCAGCCATGTTCGTCAAGGAAAAGCTGCTCGCGGCCTTGGGCATCCAGACTGAGGCCGTGAAGGCCGGCGCGGGAGCCGCATCGTCCCAGGCTGCAATCCCAATCGTCGGTCCAGGTCTCGCATTGGCGGCCATGGCGGCCACGATGGCAGCGGTGCAGGGTCTGTCATCTAGCCTGCCCAGCTTCAGTGCTGAAGGCGGCTTTGACATTCCCGGCACGCTGTCACCGATCGTCCAGACCCACCCCCGCGAGATGATCCTGCCAGCCAAGCATGCTGACGTCATCCGCAGCATGGCCGATGGCGGTGGCGCTGGTGGTGGCGATACGCATCATTGGCACATCTCAGCGATGGATGGCCGCAGCTTCGAGAGCTTCTTGCGCAACGGCGGCTCGGACAAGATCGTCAAGGCGCTGGCCGAGCGCACACGCAATGGTGGTTGATCATGAGTAACCTCGTTCTTCCGGTCCTGCCTGGCATCAAGTGGAGCACCTTTCGCTCCCCTGAGTTCGACAACATCACCAAGGACACGGACAGCGGCCGCACCTTCACGCGTGTCAAGTGGTCGTCCCCGCGCTGGCATTACCGGCGCGAGTACGAGTTCCTGCGTGCTGATGCCAATCAGGAGCTGCAGACCCTGGTCGGCTTCTTCCTGAAGCACTACGGCAATGGTCTGACCTGGCTCTTTGACGACCCTGACGACAACACCGCGACCGGGCAGCAGTTCGGCACCGGTGACGGCGTGACGACGCAGTTTCAGCTGGTGCGATCCCTGGGCGGATTCAGCGAGGCGATCTACGAACTCAACGGCGCGCCGACGGTCAAGGTCAATGGTGTGGTGACAGCAGTCACATCGGATGTCCACACCGGGCTGGTGACGTTCTCATCTGCGCCGGCGGCTGGTGCCACGTTGACCTGGTCAGGCCAGTACTACTGGCGCTGCCGGTTCAAGAAGTCGATGCAAGAGTTTGAGCAGTTCATGAGCAAGCTCTGGTCGGCGAAGTCCATCGAGTTCAGAACGGAGAAGCCATGACCCAACTGCGCCGAACGGTCCCGACTGCGCTGGCGACGTTGTTTGATTCTGGCAAGACCTTGGTCACGGCCGATCTTGTGTCGATCACCTTGTCTGGTGGCACCGTCCTGCGCTGGACCAGCTACGACCGTGCGGTGACCGTGAGCGGCACGACATGGCTCCTGGGCCCAGGTCTGCAGACAAGCCGGCTCAAGTGGACGTCTGGCACCGAGGTGGACACCTTGACGGTTTCCCTGATTGGTGACTCCAGCACATTGATCAACGGCTCGCCGATGATGCCCTTCATCAATGGCGGCGGCCTGGACGGTGCAAAGGTCCAGGTTTGGCGGGCCTTCACCGATGATCCTGGGCACGCATGGGTTGGCCGCCTGCATCGTTTCACCGGGACTGTGTCTGACATCGACAGGCCCAGCCGAAATGAGGCGGTGGTATCCGTGCGCTCGATCTTCGAACTGCTCAACGTCATGTTGCCGCGCAACGTGTACCAGGCTCAATGCACCGCCACGCTCTACGACACGGCATGCGGCATCAGCAAGGCGGCCAAGACCGTGAGCGGGACAGTGACGACGGCCACGGACCCGCTCAAGCTGACATTTGCCGCGTCGGGCCTGGCTCAAGCGGCCGGCTACTTCGACCTGGGCGCGGTTCGCATCACGAGCGGCGCCAGCGCTGGCGTGATGAGGACGGTGAGAAAGCACGCTGCTGGCGGAGTCATTCAGTTGGTGCAGCCGCTGCCGGCCGCACTCGCGGTTGGCGCAACCTTTGAGATCTACCCTGGATGCGATCGCAGCCAGGCCACGTGTGGCAGCAAGTTTGCCAATGCGCTTCGGTTTCGTGGCCACCCCTTCATCCCATCCGCCGAATCTGTCTTATGAGCACTCGTTCCAGCGTCGTCGCCGAGGCCAGGCGATGGCTTGGCACGCCGTATCACCACCATGGCCGGGTGATCGGTGCCGGTGTGGACTGTGCGCAGATCCTGTGCGCGGTGTATGAGGCCTGCGGCCTGGTCCCGCACGTTGATCCTGGGGCCTATGCGCGCGACTGGCACATGCATAGATCCGATGAGCTCTACCTCGGCTGGCTGCAGCGGGTTGGCGCGATCGAGGTTGAGCATGGGCTGCCGGGTGACGTGGCCGTGTTTCGGTTCGGCCGCACTTGGTCTCACGGTGGGATCGTGGTCGAGGACAAGACCGTCCTGCATGCGTATGTGGGGCGGGGCGTGATCATTTCCCGATTGACAGAGGAGCCGCTGTCCGGTAGGGCGCCGCGCTTCTTTACGCTGACAGGATTGATATGAGTCTATTGAATGGAGCCCTGGCGTCAGTCGGCTTTTACTTCCCCGGCTCTAGCGGCGGTACGACGATCAGCACCAGCGAGACGCGCGCCGAGTCGCTGCGACTGCAGTCCAGTTCGTATGGCGTGACCGTGGCGGTGGTGGATGGCACGGCGGTGATCTCTGGCAACTTGCTGGACTACCTCGATTTCAAGTCGATCAACCACACCACCACATCGGGCGGTGGCGGGAAGGGTGGCGGCGGCGTCAGCCAGGAGAGCACAACCTACACCTACTCAGTTTCGCTGGTGATGGGCCTGTGCGAGGGCCGTGACGACGGAACCGCTGTTGCGGTGACCAAGGTGTGGCGAGGCAAGAAGGTGTACTCCGGCGCTGACGCCGCTGCCCAGGTAGGCGTCAGCGTTTTGGGCGGAACCCTTGGCCAGGCGGTTTGGTCGCCGTTGACGACCATCAACGCTGGGGCTCACTCGCTGGCGTACTCCGGTCTGGCGTGCGTGGTGGCTCAGGACTACGACCTGGGCTCTAGCGCTCAAATCGAGAACCACAAGTTTGAAGTGGTGGCCGGCAACCGGGTGACGGTCGGTGCAAGCACAACGGCTGACGCTGACCCCTCCGCGGTGGCCGCGCGCTGGCTGACCAATACCCGCTGGGGCGTCGGTCTGGACAGTTCGTGGATGGGCGACCTGTCCAGTTACTCGACCTATTGCCGCGCCGCGGGTCTGTTGCTGTCGCCCGCGCTGACTGAACAGGCCCAGGCGTCGCAGCGTTTGCGTGATCTGTGCGACACGACCAACGCTCAGACGGTGATCGTGGACGAGCAAATCCACATCGTGCCGCTTGGCGATGAGGTCTTGACCGGAAACGGCGCGACCTACACACCGGACCTGACGCCGATCTATGACCTGACGCCGGATCAGTTCCTGGCGGATCCAGGCCAAGCCCCGATCCGCATCCAGCGCAAGACGCCGGCCGACGCCTACAACTCGGTGAAGGTCGAGTACCTGGACCGCTCGGCTGACTACAACGTGGCAATCGCCACGGCCACCGACCAGGCCAGCGCGGACCAGTACGGCCTGCGGGTGGCCGGCACTATGCAGAGGCACTGGATCTGCGACACGGCCGTGGCCAATCAAGTCGCCCAGATCAAGCTCAAGCAGTTCCGCTACATCCTCAACACCTACGAGTTCCGCCTGCCTTGGAACTTCGCGCGCCTGGTGCCCACGAACATCGTGACGCTCACGGACCCGGATGAAGGCTTTGACCGCCTGCCTGTGCGCATCACGACGATCACGGAGGATGACAACGGCTTCGTGATCGAGGCTCAGGACTTCCCGCACTCGGTGGCATCTGTCAGTGCCTATCCTCTGCCTGTGGTGGACGGCTACCGGCACAACTACAACGTGAGCCCTGGCAGCGTGACGGCGCCCATGTTCTTGGAGCCGCCCGTCGAGCTGACCACCACGGGCCTGGAGGTCTGGGCGGCAGTAACGGGATCGAGTGCAAATTGGGGCGGCTGCCAGGTCTGGTGCAGCTATGACGGCACGAACTACAAGCAAGTGGGCACCGTTCGCGGTGGTTCACGCTACGGCACACTGACGGCCGCTCTCTCGGCTTCTGCAACCACGGGCCTTGCGGTGCAACTGGTCGGCAACGGCGGGCAGCTGCTCAACGCCAGTAGCACGGATGCCGCCAATCTGGAAACCCTGTGCTGGTTGCGCGGCACCGGCTCGACTGATCAGCCTGAGTTCCTGGCCTACCAGGGCGCAACGCTGACCGGCGTCAATGCCTACACGCTGTCCGGTCTCGTGCGCGGCGCCTACAGCAGCACCAAGGTGGCCCGCTCGTCCGGCGCGCAGTTCATACGTCTGGACAGTGCGGTCGCCAAGTCGGAGCCCCTGCAGCCGTCGATGATCGGGCAGACGATCCTATTCAAGTTCGTTTCGTTCAACATCTATGGCGGTGGTCTGGAGGACCTGGCCTCGGTTGCTGAGTACTCGTATGTGGTGCGCGGTGATATGGCCTTGCTGCCGCCTCCGAACGTGTCCAGCTTTACCGTGAGCACGCAGGGAGACGGCACGCGTCAGTTCACATGGGGGTGGGGTTCTACGACCAAGCCCGCCGATCTCAAAGGCTATGTGCTCAGGTATCTGCAAGGCACTGGCCCCTACACATGGGAGCAGCTGCAGCCGTTCGATACGGACGATGGATTCCACACGGCCAGCCCGCTGGAAAGTAACCTTCTGCTGGCTGGCGCCTATGTGTTCGCCATCAAGACGGTTGACAGCTTTGGCGTTCTGGCAAAAGACGCGGTGTTCATCAATGCGACCTTGCCCGATCCACGGCTTGGCGACTCCATCGAATTCACTGATGAACACGCCACCAGCTGGCCTGGCACGTTGACCGATTGCGTTGCTGAGTTGTGGGGCGGTGATCTGATCCTGCGTGCGCGTGATCAGGCCACATGGGCCACATTGCCTAGCACCTGGGCCGCCTGTACGCGGTGGGTATGGGACCCTGTCACATCTTTCCAATATGTGACGCAACCCGTTGACCTTGGCACTTCTGTTGCGGTTCTGCCAGTGGCCAACGCGCAGGCCGATGGTGTGGTGACGTTCGAGGTTGCCACCAGCTCGAACGGCACGACGTGGTCTTCATGGTCGACCGTTGCAGGGCCTGTGGTGACTCGGTACGTCAAATGCCGCATCACGGTGGCCATCCCTTCGGGAAGCAGCACAGGTGCAGGCGTCACGCCGGTATGCGCGCTCAAGCGACTGACGATCAGCTACATCGGAAAGGTCTCCACCGAGACCGGCAACGACGTCAACACATCGGGTTTCACGGGTGTGCACCGAATCGCTGCGGGGGATGTGCGGCTGCCTACTCAGAAGGTCTGGGCCCATATCAGCCGTGTGACCGTGACGCTTCAAAGCGTTGGTCCTGGGTGGTCGTGGGAGCTGCTGGACAAGGACGGCACAAACGGGCCGCACATCAAGATCTACAACGCATCAAACGTCCTGGCGGACGCCTTGATTGATTGGACTATTGAAGGGATTGCATCATGAGTTGGCCAACTGGCGCTATCACTACGACAAACACTGACGCTGGCACCGATAGCCCGGCATCAGCCCGTGCTGATCTTCTTGCAACGGAGCAGGCAGTAAATCAGATCATCGCAAATGGCGAACCGGTGACATTGGCGGGCACCCAGACCATTGTTGGCACCAAGACGTTTTCAGCGGCGCCTACTGTTCCTGACGCGGGCACTGATCAAAACCCCTTGACACTGGGGCAGGCCAAGAAGTTCGGGGCTATGGATCTGTACCTCAATACAAGCCAATCGTCTGGGACGCAGGTCTTGTTTGATTCCAAGAATATCGATGTCAACAGCTATTGGAACAGCTCAACCAAGGCCATTGTGATTGGCGGCTCTCCAGCCCATTACAACGACATTAGCGTGACGATCCCCATCTACAACGGGACTGGCTCAACTGCAAGCTTCATCATTGAGCTGCGCATAGCTGGGGTGACCCTGGATGTTGCGGTGATGTCAATTCCGAACGGGACCTATGGCGTGGCAAAGCTCTCCTACAAGGGCGCCTCGGTTGGGCTATTGACCTTGGTGTCTTCGGCAACGCTGACAGGAAGTCTTTATGTCGTTGGCCAAAACGTTGGCGGGACCTATTCGACTGTCGCTCGCTTCAGCTGCATCAGCCTCCCAATATGATCGGCTTCGACCTTTACACCATCCATCGTGCCCCGCAAGGGTTGTGCAACGACACCGTCGGCATCTACTACGTCGGCGAGAGCGGCCTGGGCGCAGGTCTGATGAAAAACAGCGAGTGCCACGTCGGTGGCTGGGCTGCCTACACCGCTGAGACGAACACGCTGACCATCGCGCGCATGTCTGTCTCTGTCGGCGTGACTGCCGGCGCGATCGCGGGCTATCGCATGGCTCCAGTGCTGCCCTTGCTGGTGCCCAGTATCAAGATTGGCATCGTGCGCTTCAGCTACTTGCCACGCTCACCAGGCGCACAGTCCGATGGACTGCACATATCCATCGAGTTCAACGACGACAGACCCGCCGAGGCGGGTTTTTTTACGCCCATCAAGGCGAGAAAGTGTGTCGAGCATGAAGAAGCGCAACCCCGTCAACCAGAACAAGTTGCAACCGATGGGCCTGCGGCTCTTTGACTTCACGCGGGTGAACCTCAACCCTAGCAGGTCAGCGATCTTGGACTCCTGGCGCTACTGGGCGCAGGAGGTTCGAGCGCTGGGGTTGGACACCTTGCGCGGGTGCTTGACCAGCTTTTAACCGAGACGTGCGCCCGACCAGGCGGGCTTTTTTGGAGAGGCAATGCCAAACAGCGAGACATCAGACGATCACACCGATGAACGCATCCGGGCCATTACACAGCGGCTTGATGCTGGATCGAGGCGAATGCAGGCCATGGAGGCTCAGATCAAAGCGAACCAGGACGAGCTGGCCCGCAACACGGAGGTGACAGAGGAGATCAGGGACATCCTGCAGATGGGGCGAGCGGGTCTCCGTGTGCTTGGTGGCCTTGGTGCCATCGCAAAGTGGCTGGGCGGCATTGCTGCTGCAGTGTTGTCAATCTGGGGCTTTGTGCAGACCATCAAGTCTGGCTTGCCTCCGCACAAGTGAGGTCCATCATGCTTACCGCATTGTTTTCTTTTCTCGGTGGATCTGTCTTCCGCATGATCTGGGGCGAGGTGTCGTCCTGGCTCACGGCCAAGCAGGACCACCAGCACGAGATCGAGCGGATGCGCCTGCAAGGCGAGCTCGACGCCGCCCAGCATGCGCGCAACCTGGAGGCCCAGCGCCTGCAGGCCGACCTGGGCGTGCAGGTCATCGAGGCCCAGCGGGAAGCCGACGTCAGCCGCATCGAGGCCGATGGCTGGCTGTCTGCAGTCCGGGCTACGGCCATCACGACGGGTGTCAAGTTCATCGACGCGTGGAACGCCAGCATCCGGCCCGGTGCGGCGACCTGGTCCATGGTGATGCTGACCCTCGGCGAGTTCGCTGTCATCACCCTGAGCGACAACACGTTGTCGGTGTGCTCGGCTGCGCTGGGCATCTACCTGGCAGACCGCGCGCTGATCAAGCGGGGCAAGTGATGGACGTGACCGAAGACCTGGCGATCGTCATGCGCCTGTGCCTCGCCTTCGAGGGCCTCTACTTGCGGCCCTACCTGTGCCCGGCCGGCGTGCCCACCATTGGCGTGGGTAGCACACGCTACTTGGACGGCAGGCGCGTGCGCCTCACTGACCCACCCATCACGCTCGAGCACGCCTTGGTGCTGCTGCGGCACCGCCTGCTGACAGAGTTCATGCCCGGGGTGCGCCAGCTGTGCGGCGCGGTTGACTCGCCTGGCCGCCTGGCCGCGCTCACTGACTTTGCCTACAACCTCGGTCTGGGCGCATTGCGGGCTTCCACGCTGAGGCGCCGCGTTGCTGCCGGCCGGTGGGACCTGGTGCCTGCTGAGCTGCGCAAGTGGGTGCTGGCCGGTGGCCGGCCGATGCGTGGCCTAGTGCGTCGCCGGGCAGCTGAGGCCGCCCTGATCTGACCGAAGAATGTCTCCTCGCCCAGTAATGGGACTTGCCCCACCCGGCCTCACGGCTGGGTGGGGCTTTTTTGCGTTTGGGCTTGCGTGCGTGGCATGGGCTTCGGTGCATGTTTGTCCAAGGCGCCGAGGAACACGGCGAACAGGATGAAGCAGAAGAGCCAGAACTTCCACCCGTACCGCGATTTGGTCGGCTGCTGCCTTGGCGCGCTGCTGACCGCGTTCGTTTGACTGAGGCCGGCGCCAGGGATGCCCACGGTGGTGCGAGTTTTTCCGTCTGCGCCACGTGTGACGCGCAGACCCTTGCCGCCGATCGACGTGCTCAGGCCGCGTGTGCTGGCCGTGATGCGCACGCCGGGCAGGATCTTGATGCTCTTTCGGAATCGCATGGGTCCCCCTTGTCGTTTGGCCACATCATATGGCCACGCCAGCGGCCCGCGTTACCCCTGCTTTGGGGGCTATGGATGCGGTTTTTCATGTCTGCAAAGTGAACTTGCGCTAGGAGGGAAGCAGGCGGTTTTGAATATTTCATGCAGACATAAATGGCCGCTAGGCCGCGAAAATGCTAGGTTTCGCTATCAGATTCAAAATCCGGTTCCGCAAGGAGTGCCGGTTCGAGTCCGGCCCGGGGCACCACTTAAGAATCAACTACTTACGCGATTTTCGCGGCTTGCTCAGTTGGTCTATGTCTGCATGAATGTCTGCGCAACGTCTGCGTCAGACTCTTGCTGAACCGCTCAGTGCTGTGTCGTAAAACTCCTGTTTTGATGAGTTAGGGGACGCTGCTGTCCCCCATATTGGGTTAGGCCCCTTCAAGCCATGGCCAGCGCGTGAGTGCGCAGAACCTTGAAGCCTGCTGCCTTGGCGTGGCCACCGCCGCCGTACTGCGCTGCAATCTCGGCCACATCCAGTCCGTCATCGGTGGCGCGCAGGCTGAAGCAGCGGTGCTC